CTTTAAATGGTAGTACCACTCTTGGTGCAGCAGCAGCTACAGCAAGTTTGGCTAACGTTGCAGGTGCAATAGCATACGCAAAGGCAAACAAGTTTGGAAGTAATATTTATATACTACATCACCCAAATACTGTTTTTGATATTGCTAATACAGCAGTAACAGCTTCTTCAACTTACCCTGTACCAAAGGGTTGGTCTGAAGATTTACTTGGAAATTTCTTTAGTGGTCTAAGACCATTAAATGGAGTTCCTATTTTTGAAGATGGAAACTTGTCAGTTGATTCAAGCGATGATGCTATTGGTGTTATTGCTGAAAAATCAGCTATGGCAGTTCTTAATTCAGTAGAAACCAGAACAGAGAGGCAGCGGGATATTAGTTTGAGAGCCACAGAACTCGTGATAACTTCAGACTATGGGGTGTTTGAACTGGATGATTCAAGAGGTGCTCCATTAACTTTTGATGCAGCAGCTCCTTCAACGTCAGCGTAATAAATAAAAGTGGAGGTATCAATTGGTTAATCATTATTATGGACATCAAGGAAAAGTTAAGAAAAAAGAAATTAACGATCAAAGGGAAGCTATGGGAATAGATCAATTCGAAGGATTACTGCCTGAATGGCAGGCTAAAACTTCATATTGGAATCACATTCCTAAGTTTAACGTTGATGGTGATTTGTTTAAGCCTTGTGGGTCTGAATATCCTAACCAACCAAGTGATCACCAGACACAAAGAAGACGAGGAAACATTGGTTTGTTTCCTATAGAATGGGATGGCAAATGTAGACTTGAAGCCAAAGGTGAAAAGTGTATATGCAATCCTAAAAATGAAAAAGTAGAGGAAGTTAAGAAGGAATCAAAAACTTCTTAACTCCTCCTTTTAGTATAAGTGTAATCTTTGACCGAGCTTATACGACTTTTTAATAATCGGTTAAAGGCGGGGTGTATAAGAAACCCGAATTAAATAAGGAGGAAAGTGTAATGGCTTTTTCAAACGTAATTAACGGAACGTATGGCCAGGAGAAAAAAGAGACTTCAAGTCAGAAACTTGAGCTTGGAACTCGAATGGTATTTCGTGACGGAAGAGAATATAGATATGCCCATAATGGGGCGTCAGCAGTTGGAGAAGGATTAATTGTAGCAGCAGAAGCTTTAGTTGCACATCATGGTTCAGACGGAGACCTAGCAGTTGCAACAACTGCAGCAGGTTCCAGAACTATTGATGTAACAGTTGAAGGTACAGCAGCAGCAAAAAATCTTTACAAAGAAGGTTATCTATGGTTTAACTTAGCAGCCACATCAGTACATGAGTTTTATAAGATTAAAGAACATGATGCTTTTGGAAGTGGTGGTGCAGCTACAGTAACAATAGAGGATGAAGATGGCTTACATCAGGCAGTTACTAATGGAACTGATACAGTAGGAATGATGAAGAATCCTTACGATAATATAATTGTAGCTACAGCAGCAGTTGCTGAAAGACCTATTGGTGTAACAGTAAATGCTTTTACTGCTAACTATTATGGCTGGGTTCAGACCAGGGGACTATCTGTTATAAAAATAGACGGAACTCCTGCAATAGGAAGTCCTATAGGAACTAGCTCAAACCATGCAGGTCAAGGATTAGTAGTCGGAGCAGATACCACAGGTGGTGTTGCAAGAGTACATAGCTTGGCAGGTATTGATAACGAGTATGCAGTAGTTGTTCTACAAAACTTAGACTAACTATGCAGAATGTAGGTTCGGAAACTTACGATAGAAGATTAATACTACCTATTGGAGTTACTCTTTTAGGAGAGTATGGGATGGGTAGTATTAAATCATTGTCGTTTAGGTTTTATGATTCAGTTACAGAAAGAACATCAGTACTACATAATGTTCCTTTTACTCCATATGATCCTTACTCTCACAATGCTATTGAAACTATGATAGGAGAGGCTCATGAAACATGGGTAAGAGAAGTAAGAGCACAGGGTAAGAAGAACCCTAAGATGACAGTACAGGAAAGACAGGATGCTGGTAAAGTATTAGATGAAATAAGAATTAATAAATTAAAAAGAACTGAAAGTTCAACAGGTAAAATTTATTTTGGAGGTACAAAAATTGACAGAAAGAAACTCAACAGGAAATTTAAACGGAAAGCAAGAGCAAACCGACGATAATGTAGTTGTACTACAGAGTGACATAGCAGAAGCTATGAATGAAGACGAGTTGTTCAGACTTAAGGTTATAAATAAAGCTCTTACCAGAGAAAACAAACAATTAAAAGAACAGGTAAGAATTATGGGGGAAGCAGGAGTTAATAAAGCAAAGGAGAAAGCGAATGCCAAGAGTAGGTAAAAAGAAATTTCCTTATACTAAAAAGGGAAAGTCTGCAGCTAAGAAAGCTGCTAAACGCACAGGCAAAAAAATGCGTAAGGGTTATTAATGGCAGTAACACAGGCTAAAACATTAGAAGATTTAAGAAAAGCTGTAGGTAGAAACCTAGGCAAGATGATAACAGGAGTTACATCAGGAGGAGGTTCTTCTACTACAGCATTAGATACCAAGTTATTTGGTGGAGATGACGAATACAATGGAAGTTATATTCGTTTTACTTCAGGAACTAATGATGGAGAAACAACACGAATAACTGATTATACATCTTCTTCAGGCACTATGACATTTGCTGCAGTAACAGGGACAGTTACAGTAGGAGTTGGTTATGAGTTATGGAATGATGGATTTAATCCTGATGTAATTGATGAGTTTATCAATCAGTCTATATGGGAAGTAACAGGAAGAGTATACGATCCGGTAGAAAACCTTGATACACACACAGACAGAATTAACACCAGGTGGGAAATCCCCAGTGGGTTGGCTATGATACAGGATGTTTATTACAGAGATAAGGTTACTCAAAAATTATTACATAATTGTAATTCAGTTTTTGATGATAGTGTTGATTCTGATTTTACTATAACAGCAGATACAGAAGATTATAAAACAGGATCTGCTTCTAATAAAATAGTAATTTCAGTTAATGCAACAGGTGGAGAAACTGCTTCAGACACCATCACTTCAGTTGATATATCTAAGTATGATTATATAGAATTTTGGATTAAGTCTTCAGTAGCTACAAGTGCAGGTAATTTAAAAATACATTTAGTAGATGCAGGTGGTATTGAAGAATCATTAGATGTTCCTGCTTTGACAGCTAATGTGTGGAAATATTGTAGGAAAGAATTGGTTGCTCCTTATGACAACACTGCTATTACACAGGTAAGATTTGAATATGACTCTGATTTAGGAGCTTGTGTAGTTCATTTAGATGACATTAAAGTAGTGAAGAATGATACTGCAGCATGGGAAAAACTAGCCAGAAACACATGGAGAATAGATAAACAAGGTACTGTGCAAGGAGCTAGCACTGCTGACTTAGTATTATCAGACAGAGGAAGAGCATTGGCTGGGTACAGAATGATTAAATTAGTAGGAGGAAATGTTCCTACAGAGTTTTCAGCAGACACAACAGTAACAGAAGTACCAGAAAGATATGTAGTGGCTTATGCAACAGCATTGGCTGCACAGGCTGGTTCAACAAGAAGTGATATGGATACAGACGGCATGAGAACACTTGCAGGATTTTGGCATAACAAAGCATCAGAAGCAAGAAATGCCCTACCCTTTTTGTCTAATGTCAGAATGGTCAGGTAATGGCTAATAAAGTAGTAAAAAAAAATGAAGTTTTTCTTAACGGAAAATATTATCCGATAACTAGACCGGTGCAACAGGTACTTGCCTCCATTTACCCTGCTAAGGTTGTTATTGGCGATACCACTCAGGATTCGCAGATTAGAGCAAGTGTAATATCTTGGTCTGACTTCAGGGGTGGTATAGGTGTAGAGAGAATGGAAGGGGCAAAAGACGTAGACAGAGCGTGGTGGAGTACCTGTAGCCTTCGCTACAAAAGACACCTAGTATTACCTGCTAAAACAAAATCAGTAACCAACGGAGACAGTGATACCACTAGTCAGTCATTAGACATCTTACAAGAATTTAATGGTTCATTGTATGGAGTATGGGCAAATAAAAAAGTATATAAGTTCAACCCCGGAGCAGCTTCTAGTGGAGGTTTTGGATCTGCCTTAGACACTTTACCTGACACTGCAACAGACGCTTTAGAAGTAAGAATGGGTGGTACTTTATATTTAGTTATAGCTCACACAGGAGGATATACTTATACATCTGACCCTTCGAGTAGCTTTACTGATGATACTAAAGATACTAAATATCTTACATTTTGGGAAGATAAACTATGGGGAATAGATAATACTGGGCAGCTTTGGCACGCAGCAACTTTAGGTTCGGAAACTAATGATGCTAAATTACCATTACCAGACGGATTTGTAACTGATTTATTTATTGCCAGAAACGCAAGTGGTGATCCCATAATATATGCCATGACCAAAGAAGGATTGTTTGCACATGATGCTTCAAATTCAAGATTTGTAGAAACACAGTTAGCCTTACCCTTCCATAATGAGAATGGTAAAGGTTCTGTAAGATGGAGAGATTCTGTATACATACCAGCAGGGTTAAGTCTGTATAAATATATTAACGGATCTAATTCTGCTGTTGTAACAGTAGTGGGTCCTGACAAAGATCATGGATTACCTTCTGATTATAGAGGTGGTATATCTACATTACTTGGGACACATAATGATTTAATAGCTGTGGTAGATGGGTCTTTATCACCTGGGTATGCAGATATGTTTGCTACAGGAGAATCTTCTGTAATAGGAGATTCAACAGGTTACAGTACAATATTGGGATGGAATGAAATAGGATGGGAAGTTAAATGGGCAGCAACAACTTCCGGTGAAAGCATTACTTCAGCTTTTGTTACAGATGTAGGAGGAGATATCTCTTCTACAGATCCTTATAGATTATATTGGGGATATGACAGTAAGCTTTACTACCAACAATTGCAGAAAGATGTAATAAATCCAACACAGGTAGTTAATTACAGTTATGAAGATGACGTAGATGGAACATTTGAAACTCCATGGTTTAATGCAGATCAGATAGAAGTAGATAAACTGGCATTAAAACTTAAAGTAGAAACAGATGATTGTAGTTCAAATCAAACTGTTGTGGCAACTTATGCAACTGATTACACAGAATCGTATACATCTTTGGGGACTATTACTAGTGACGGAGTAACTGAATACACCTTCGGAAGTAATTTAGGAACTACGTTTAGAGCTATAAAGTTTAAACTAACTTTAACTACTACTGTTGTTACAGCGTCACCGGATGTTATCAGCTTAACACTAGAGTATCGAAAGAAATTAGATACAAAATTTGGATGGGCTCTGAATTTAGATATAACCAAACCTTATAAAGGAAGAAGTTCAAAAGATATGAGGTCTGACTTATTATCAGCAATAGAAAGTAACACATTACTTGAATTTACATATAGGGATGACTCTACAACTAACAGAAATTATTATGTTGACATACAGTCAGCACAAGGACTTGAAAACACAGCGACAGATGAACGTGGAACAACTCAATTAGTAGTAACGGAGCCGTAATGACTACTCAGGCAGAACAATTAGGAGTCCCAAGTGACTGGACAGGTAGTGTACCAGAGTATTTAGTGTATTCTTCATTAATATCTAAGCAAGGGAAACTAGAAGGAATAGACTTTACTTATCAATCACCATTGATGGGGGGTAGGTTAAACAAGGGAGGGGTAGTAATTGACTTCTTATTTACTGACCCACCGGATCTTGCAATAAACGTGCAGGGAGAGTATTATCATTATGGATTGGGTGCGACATTTATGCAAAATGACATAATTATCAGAGCACAAATGGCGAGTGAAGGGATAACTTTAATTTTTATTGACGAAAGTGATATATTAGAAGACGTAGATTACTATGTCAGACAGGCATTAAACTACAGAGATCATTCTCAATTAGCAGGAGGGCGATAAATGGCAAATATAGTAAATGCAGGATATGTATTTAAAGATAATGGAGATGTTGTATCAGGAGCAACAGTAACTGTATTACAGGCTGATACTTCTACTTCAGTGGCAACTGGCACGACTAATTCAAGTGGATATTATTCAGTAACTACAACTACAGAAAACGCAAACGGATATGATGTAAAGGTAGAATCAGGAGCTTCTGTAAGATACCGAAGAGGTAAGGACAGAGTTCAGATGATGGAATTAGATATACGAAATCCAACCGGTGCTACCCAAGGTGGCTTACTTGTAGCTAACACAACCAATGCTGTCAGTAATAAAGTAGCAACATTTGCAGGAAGAAATAGCACAGGTGCTACCAATGATGAGATATATTTAACTTTTGAAATACATAATGCAGCAGAGGAAGTAACTGAATATGCTCGTATGACAGTAGTTGCAACGGATGCAACTAACGGATCAGAAGATGGAGAAATTCAATTTGATGTAATGAAAGCTGGTACTAGAACAAAGGTATGGTCTGTTAGTTCCTCATCATCAGGAGCTACTTCTTTTGATATAGAAACAAGTACAGTTACTATGGCAGTAGATGACTTTACTATTAAATCTGAAGATGACGGATCGGCAGCTATATTATATATGTTCGCAGATCAGGGCGATGACAACGCAGATAAGTGGAGATTGCAGGTAGCTGATGGTGGAGTAATGACTTATGCCAGTTTAATAAGTAGTAGTTATGTAACACATATGACGATAACTCCTCATGCCACAGTAGCAAGTAGCACAGTAGCCTTTGCTGGTGGTGTAACTATTGCAGCAGATTTAACTATAACAGGCGATGATCTTACTATGGGAACTAACACAAGTGGTCATATTCTTGTAGCTGACGGCACAAATTATAACCCTGTAGCAGCAGGTGGAGATATAACAATAGCTGCAAATGGTACTGTTACTATAGCTAATGATGCAATAACCTCAGCTAAAATAGCAGATGATGCTATAACAAGTGCCTTAATTGCAGATGATGCTATAACTTCTGCTCTAATAGCAGACGATGCAATTACTACAGCACTAATAGCTGATGATGCAATTACATCTGCATTGATAGCAGACGGAGCAATAACTACTGCTTTAATAGGAGCAGATGCAGTAACAGGAGCTAAGATTGCAGACGATGCTATAGATAGTGAGCATTATACAGATGGAAGTATAGACAATGCTCATCTTGCAGACAATGCTGTTGGATTAGACGAGATGGCAGGTATAGCAAGAGGTAAAATTATATACGGAGATGCAAGTGGAAACCCTGCCGTGCTAACAGCAGGTTCTGCTAACTATGTTTTAACAAGTGATGGTACTGATATATCATGGGCATCTAGTACAGGTACTATAACAGCATTAAATAATGCTACTGCAAATGAATTGGTAACAGTAGGAAGTACGACAACGGAGCTTGATGCAGAGTCAAACTTGACATTTAATGGATCAACTTTAACAGTTGCCGGAGTTGTGGATATTACAGATGCTACAGATGCTTCTGATGCGACAGGAGATACAGGAGCTTTACGAACAGAAGGTGGAGCAAGTATAGCTAAAAAACTATATGTAGGTACAGACCTAGATGTAGATGGTACTGCCGAATTAGATAATATAACTATTGGTGGGGCACAAGGTTCTGATGGACAGGTCTTAACTTCCACAGGTAGTGCAGTAGCATGGGAAGATGCAGGTGGTGGAGATACTTTAGCAGCAACTACTACTCCTTCAGATGAAGCTGTATCAGGAATTACAGCATCTTTTACAGCAGGAGAAGCCTTAGTAAGAGGTGAAGTAGTATATTTCAAACAAGCTGATTCCAAAATGTGGAAAGCAGTTGCTTCAGCAGAAGCAACATCAAGATGTGTTGCTATGGCAGCAGCAGATATCTCAGCAGATGCTAGTGGATTATTTTTAATGCAGGGATTTGTTACAGACAATGGTTCATTCCCAGATTATTCAGCATCCAGTGGAGTAGGCAAACCTGTTTACACTCCTGAAGCTGAAACAAGTAGTGAAAATGTACCTGAGAAAACCCCACCAGATAGTGATGGAGATTTTGTACAGGTTATAGGATTTGTAGTAGCAGCTAATACTCTTTATTTTAATCCAAGTCAGGATATAATAGAACACGCATAATGGTCAATAAATTAATAGACAATAAAACTTGGAATGCAAGGAAAGTAAGTTCTACCCAAACTGATTTTCATGTAGGGTGGGTAAACTACCTTGACGAGAACGATGATTGGCAGGAAATTGATTGTATAGTTATAAAAACTGATACTAATTTTACTGTAACAAAAGCTCCCTTTAACTTCACAGCTCCTTTATTTTCTGACGGAGAGGCTTTCTTTGAATCAGATAATAAATTTGATATAACAAATAAAACAAAGATTACTGCTGACAATTACGGCTTGTATCTTACTGCAAGGAATGTAACCAGAGTGGCAGGAGAATTGTTTGACATCAATGGAGATGGAAGATTAGATGCAGTTATATATAAACAGGCATACCCTAGTATAGATGCTGACTTAATTTACTATGTTAAACATGGCAAAGCACCAAGATTAGAAAAGCTAGTAAGATTTAATTCAGCTATATCTGAAGATGTGGATATAGAATTTGGATTAAGATACACAGCAACACCTGCAATAACTCCTTCAACATTAGATGTTAGTAAAGACAGAGATGATGAAGCTACTGCTAACAGGACTAAACTTTCAGATGGGGAAACTATATCACAGGACAAAGGTTTTCATATTAAACCATTCAGTGTGTCAGAAAATCGTGGATTGGGAATGAAAGAAATTAAAATATGGGATAGCACAGCAACAAATGTAAATGCAGGAACTACAAAAAAGATTGAATCTGTAAGTACAGATATCAAATCTGATGGT